AAGGCTTGGTCCGACCAGGTTAACGCCATTAAGCTGGTGATTTCGCTCTATTCTGATTTTATCGTGACCGGCAAGATGGATAAATCCGCCGCCAGGTTCGCCAGGTCCGCCGCCAGGTCCGCCGCCTGGTCCGCCGCCAGGTCCGCCGAGTCCGCCAGGTCCGCCGAGTATTCCTGGATGGCCCGAGAGCTTCTTAAGCTACTCAAGAAGGCTCCGGTTGTTTCTAAGCGTGCAGCGTAGCCCCTTCAAAGGCCAGGAGAGAGCGAATGAGCGTCGGTCCAGATTTGGTGAAAATAGAAATTATCAAGCCTAGTCTGGAGCTTGAATCGGCTCGCATATTCGTGGACAAAGAAGTAAATATAGAAATGACAGAAAAATTACGCGTGGCTGGCGTTTATCCATTTTGGTATTCCTCGCACCCAGAGACAAAGGCAGGGATTTCTTATATCAGGTTCGTTGCTTATGGCGTGCCAGATGAAAAAGAGGCTATTTCACTTCAATGGGATAACAGAGCGGCACGTATCCGCATAGGATTTAAACCATGAGCGAATGGATTGCATGTGATGACCGTATGCCTGAACAGGGCGTAAGGGTCTTGGTATGGGCTCCTGAGCACCATGCGGATGAAAGCATCCTGACAGGAACATTTTGGAATGGACGCACAACGTTTAATTGGGATGACAGAAGCTGGAGACTTAGTAATGGAGACCTAATCAATCTCTGTGAAAACTCCAATGCAGTAACTCACTGGATGCCGTTACCGGAAGCTCCCATATGAGAACCCCCTCAACCGCAGCGCGTGAGGCCGCTAATGGCACAGACGATGCTTTGCTAAAAGCTGTGTGGGAACGGCTGTCCGCCAATGAGCGCATATGGTGGACGCTGGGAGGGCGCAGTGCATCCGAAGCTGTTACCCACGCTGGATTGATGCGCATGTCCCCCGAGGAACGCCGACTCTACGATATTCAGGAGGAGAAATGAGCGACCTGCAATTAATCGTGGTTTGCATCGTGCTGTTGCTATTCACTATCGCGCTGTTTATTTGGGCGTGGTGGAATCATTGAGATAAGAGTGATTCTTTATAAGTTGTGACCAGTGAGGGAAACGATGAGCGCCAATGAGACAAAGACTTTATTCAAGGCACTTCTGGCTCTGTGCTGGCTGCCCTTGGCTGGAATCGTCTATGCGCTGGCTTTCGGGGCTGGATTGATGAAGGTCGCCATGCGTGACGGCTGGAACGAGTTTAAGTGAGGGTGAAACATGACCGAGATTAAACCTGTGGCGCTCCAGATAGAGCGAATCATCGCCAAGCATCGCCGCCATGTGCAGATGAACCCGGGAGTTGGCAAGGAAAAACAGGATTATGCGATAGCCTGCCTTGACGATGTGGCAGATGACCTTGCGCGGTCTGTTGTCCACTCCGCCTCCGCCCCTGAGCTAGTGGCGGTGCTGACCAAACTCGCAGACTGGAACAAGCGTTACCCGAAGGGCCGCGAATGGCAATACGGCACGGCGGCCAGGATTGAGCGCGAACTAGACGCAATATGCGATGAGGTTGCGGCGCTTCTCGACCGTATTGAGGGGGAACAAAAGTGAGCGCCTTAGTCTGCCCGTATTGCGACAAGGAATGTGAAGCCGATTGCGAAAGCAACGAACCTGACCGCGTTTACGAGCATGAGTGTGAGAACTGCGAAAAGAATTTTGTCTACACGCTCGACTATACAGTGCATTATTCAGAGCAACAGGCTCCGTGTCTCAACGGCGCAGAACATGAATGGGTTCCTGTCAGAGGCTGGCCTGAGCGGGCTTTTGCAGGGAAACAGCGTTGCCAGCATTGCGATAAGCGCAGAGAGGTTAAGCCATGACTGACCATGCCCTTAAAGCGGCGCGGGAGATAGTAGGCAGATTCAGGACTGGCCTAATGTTCCGCAAGTTCTATCAAGTTGGCATGAACGATGCGTTAGAGCGCAGCGTAGATGGAATTGCCGAAATCGTCTCCCAAGCCATCCAGGAAGCCACCGGGCCTTATAGGGAATTGGCCGAAGACCATGCCGCGCAGGTTCGCAAGGTTGAAGATGATAAACACGCCCTTGAACTCGCTCTCGCCACCGAGCGCACACGAAGGGAAGAGGCGATAGCCGCGCTTAGTGAACTGCACGCCCAAGTCTTGGGTGAGTGCCCTTCCCTTCTGAATGAAGATAGCGGCGGGGATGCAAGGCTTGCGCTACGGATTGAAAAGATACTCAGTGAGGACCCCAAGTGAACATACAGGAAGCTGCGGAACAGGTGCGCGAGATTCTGGATGCTATCGCGCTTAACTCGAAGCGCTGTCAGGCTGGCGACCCATCATGCCTGCGAGAGGCAGCCTGGAATGACCTGGCTCGGTCTGCCATTCACGCTGAAGAAGCCCTCCGCGTATTGCTGGCGGCGGTGGAGGGGCAATCTCTGGCATGGATAAAAATTAGTGAGCGCGCGCCTGAAAATAAGCAAGATGTAATTTTCTTTACCGAATGGGGTGCGCGCGGCAAACAGTATTACAAGGGATTGGCTTTGCAGGGTCGTTTTGTTGACGGAGTTGCGTATCCCATCATGCCGGATGGTCTAGTGAATTGGGGATGGAGAACAAACCTGTGGATGCCAATACCGGAGAGGCCCAATGAGTAATCCTGACGCATGGATGAACCCTGAAACCCATAAGGTTGTAGGTCCAAAATTCCGTGACGAACTTGGAGAGGAAGAAGCTAAGAAATTTAGCGTTCCTCTTTATGCACATGCGGCCCCGTCTGCTGCTGCTCCATACAGGGAGCGGGAAGTCATGAGCAACGAAATAGCAAAGTGCCCGAAATGCGGCACCCATCCATTTCAGCATTGGCTTTATGGCTATACGCACAAGTGTCATGTCTGCGGCACTACTTGGAAAACTGAGGAGCCAGCCTTATGAACATCGAGAAACAGCATCTATATCAGGATGCTTCTGGAATTATCCATGCCTGTGAAGGCAGCGAAGTCCATCCCGGCATCTATCTGGTTTGGACAAAATGCGAACGTGACGTGCCGCGCAGTTAGCTGCCATCATCGCGAGCCATGCCCCCAAGGCTGTGCAGGAAAATCTAATCATTGAAGAGCTTTCTCAACAAGTCTTGAGCTATGCAAAAGAGAAAAGAAATCTAATTAATAAATTACGTGGCCGTGCAGAAGATTGGCGATGGAAAGCGAATTGTTCTGATATCGCAGATGCCCCAGCTAATCTAACAACGTGTGCTTCGGAAATAGAGTTCATTGCGAATGAAATAGATTGTTTCGCCCCACCCGAAGGCATGGGGGATGAGCATGAGTAGAGGAAAACAGATTAGCGCTGAATTTTATCAGGAAACTAGGATTAAGCTGGCCCAGGAAAAGGCGCGCAGGCTAGCGGCAGAAAAGGTTATCCAGGTCTTCGCTAATCAGAATAGTTGCCATGCAGATGTGTATAAAGAAATGCTCAATTACCGTAAGAAATATCCGGAGGGAACATGAAAAATAAACTCGCTACTCGGGAACTCCTTTTGTTCATGCCGGAAGATGCGTTAGCAATTCCGGGCTCAACTAATATCTGTTTCCGTAGGAATGCTAAACATTCAATAGAAGTGGATATTACAGGTAGGGTAGGTCATTCGGATTTGACGGGATATCCAATTATCGAAGAAATGACTATCTATCTAGGGAGAGAGGATATTACTAACTCTGTACCAGAGAGAATCCTACAAGACCTTGAGGCTAATATCCTTGAGGAATATGGGATTAAAGATGTTCCGGTGAAGGTATGAAATACATTATGGTGGACCAGAAGGAGAGAGGGAGTGAAAGGCGGAGGAAGATGAGATTGTGGGTTATGAGAGTGTTAGAGCGGTTCTAGTTAGCTGTCATTAGGAGGGGTTATGAGTGAACTTTGTCAGACTGCATCTGATATTTTAGAGATAGCGGATTGCCATGAAATCTGTGACCGTATCCTGACTATGTGCCCGCAAGTTAGTTTAGATGAAGTAAGGTTGCTCAGATGGAGAGCAACCGGGGCATATGATTCACCAAAAAATGAGAAGCAGCTAGAAATGGCTTGCTTTGGAGATAACGCATGAACTCAATTGTTAAGGCAGAAGCCCCAGAAGCTATTACGGCCTATCTCAAGGTCATTCAGGATGCTTCGGCTAATCCGAATATTGATGTTGCCAAGCTGGAAAAGCTCTTGGATATGCAGGAGCGCGTGATTAAGCATCATGCCGAGGTCGCCTTTAGCCGGGACTTTGCCAGGATGCAGGGTCAGATGCCTGTCATTACCGAACAGGGCGAAATCAAGGTAAACGGGCAGGTACGCAGTAAATATGCCCTGTTTGAAGATATTAACGAGGAAATCCGCCCCGTACTCCGTGAGCATGGGTTTTCAGTGTTTTTCAAGATAACCAGCGAACCGAAATCCGTTAAGGTTCAGGGTATTCTCATGCATGAAGATGGTCACCGCGAAATGACCGAAATGATGCTGGAAGCAGATGAATCGGGCTCTAAAAATACCGTCCAGTCCATCGGTTCTAGTGTGAGTTATGCGAAACGATATGTGCTTTGCGCTTTGCTCAATATCACTAGTCGAGGTGAAGATGATGATGGCAATGCGGGAGGGTCCACTATCCCCTCATGCTGGAGTGGCCCCAATAAGCGCAAGCATTATCTGAATGAGATTCTGCGATGCTGGGGTAAGAATGATGAACACTATCTAAGGCAGCTTTGGGATGAGCTTGATAATGAACAGCGAGAAGATTTATGGAAGGAAATGCGTAACCTTTCTACTCCTAGGAATGAGATTAAAGATATGCTTGCAAAATCTAAAGAGGAGCGTCAAGCATGAGCCGGGGAGTAAATAAAGTAATCTTGGTCTGTACAGTCGGTAGAGACCCGGAAGTAAAATATATGCCTTCCGGTGGCGCTGTGGTCAATCTATCGGCGGCAACTAATGAATCTTGGAAAGACAAGCAGACAGGAGAAAAGAAAGAACGCACGGAATGGCATAAGCTAACTTTCTATAATCGGCTGGCTGAGATAGTCGGAGAATATATCCGTAAGGGCTCACAGATTTACATTGAGGGCAGCTTGCGAACTAGAGATTATGAAAAGGATGGACAAAAGCATTACACCACTGAAATTCAGGTCCGGGAAATGCAGATGCTAGGCGGTAAAGTAGAGCGTCAGGAGAAGCCCGCTCAGACCGGGAACCAGTCCGGGCCAGATGAGGAACCATTCCAAGATGATGATATTCCGTTTTGAATATGGAAGACCTCCAATTCTCCCATCACTTCTCTATGGACCCTGTTTTCGATTCCGTATCGGCTTTGTATGCTTATGAAAAGCTAGATGATGCGGATTCAGGGGTTACTAGAGAACTATCTGACTCTGTAGTCTTGATGGACTTTGAGGAGATAGCCTGGAGCAGGTCTAAGGTTAAATCTGATGGGATGAAGGATTGGCACAAGGAAGCTAATAAGTTCAAGGTCAGGAAAGTACGCAAGCGGATTAACGTATCAGTCTGCCGTAAAGGACACCCTTTAGAGGGAAATGTCCTCGTACATAATGGAGCGAATACATGCAAGACATGCAATGCAGAGTATTGGAAAGAGTGGAAAAGAAAGAGAGAAAAGAAAGGCTTGAACGCCTTAGAGAGATTATAGGGTTAGAGTGTTTAGAGAATGCAGAAAAGCTAGGAAGGTGGAAAGAGAGGATTCCGGTTGATAAGAGGTGAAGAGTGATTCTTTATAAGTTGTCTTAGGAGATTCAAGGTGAGTCAAGCTATCTGTAGCGTGTGCGGTGTTCGTGGAACCGTTAACAATCAGCTTCCAAGCTGTGGGCGAGAAGATTGTCCTGATACAGCATTTGCGCGGGCCATGAAACCGTTTCTAGTTCCATCCCCGCTAGTTCCAACAGAAAAGCCTAATGAACTAATTAAAGAAGACCCTATGCCAACTCGCAAGCCTAAGCATTGGTCTCTATGGGCGCGCATAGTTCGCCGCGTGAAATTCTGGCTCTGCCCGCATTGGTCAATCCGCCATAACGGCAGACAACGGTATGAATGCAAATGGTGCACAGCGCAGAAAGAGCATTTCTACACAGACGGACCTTGGAAGCTCTATTGGCATCCTACTGATACATGGAGAAAGGGGTCTCGAGAAATAAAAAGGCGCTAACCCTTTAGCTAGCGCCTCCCACTTCCCCTGTAAGCGCTTAGGGGCCCTTCCGGCGGTTCGCCAAAAGGAGGGTCTAGAGTGAGTCTAGACGTAATTAGTATATCGAAAATTACCGATATATCTATAGGGTGAACCATTTAAATGACTTATAGGGTGACTTCCCTAACCCTTTGTAGCCCACGCCTTAACCATCTTCTCGGCGCTACGGCCCACTACATAACCCCCAAGGCCAATCTTAATTAGCTCCCATAGGTCTGGCGGGGTTGGCAGGG